TAACTTCTGCGTGTCGTAAGAGTGTTTGTAACTTTTGCTCTGCTTTATCCACAGCCTGTGCATAACTATTTATCTGTGGAATAGAATCCTGTGCCTGTGAAGTGGACGGGAACAGAGCTGTAAATCTTGCGCATAGTCGATCCGCAGAACGGGCAATCAACATCATGTGGTTCATTTATTTTTAACTCCTTGTCATATCGGGCGTTAGCCTCGCATAACTCGTTGTCGCACTCGAACTCATATATTGGCATCAGCACATGTCCTGCATGGGACTTCCTTCAACTTCCACGATCCACACAATGTGCATCTTTCAGGTTCTAATTGTACCGAGTCTTGCTGAATATCGCCGTAACCTGCCATTAGCAATAAGTCCACCAAATCGCTTAAACGCATGAAGGCTAGGTAGTTCTCTGGTGTCTCTCCTTGCCCATTCATTCTGCATACAGCAATGCTTCTCTCTTGACCCTTAGCTCTTTCCTCTGATTGTTTCAAGAAGGCTAAAGGTTGAAAGGAAGAACGTGCCTTAACTTCAATGTCGAACGGGACATTCAGCACGTCCTTCCCTGCACCCCGACCAACGACTGCGCTTCCCCACCATTGCGAGAGATATTGTGCTACGACTCGCTCAGTCCGCAATCCTCGATCCTTCCTGTGTCTGGTCATGGATTAGGTCATGTCCTTACAGGAAAGCGTTTATTGAACTCACATGATCCGCACACGAACACCATGCCACCATCAGGACGATTCCACTCATTGACATGAGTAAAACCATCGCAATAGTCACAATTCTCTACTCCAGCAAAGCCAACGAATGTGTAATCCTCGACTGGATTAACGTAGTGTGTCATGCTCTACCTGCTGAATTAACAGTGCCACAATCTTCACAGATCCACTCGTTACGCAAGTAACGCTGTCTAATCTGTGTGCGGCTTGGAAACTTATTACACAACTGGCAGATTAGCTTATAACCCAGTTCTTCTAGCAGTTCTGCGTTAGCCCTGAGATTGGCTTGCTGTTCTTCATTGGGAAATTGCTCCCACTCACCATCTTGGTTTAAGAATGTAACGTGTCCCATTAGTTGTCACGCTTTCCCCATGTACCATCTGGCTTAATTTCATACCAGATAGGATCACAAGGCTTTTCGCCTCCAGGCATATCTCTGGTTGCTTGAGCAGGACAACGCCAATGACCCCATTGCTTATTGCCAGTCTTTGTTGTCCCAGTTTTCCAGATTCGCGCTCCATGCACACAGCTCTCGTCCACCGCAGTGCCACCAAGAGCCTGCTGAACCATCTCGACTGCTGTCTCTAGTGTCTGAACTGGTGGTGCTTCCCAAGTTGTCCATGGATCATCTGCCTTTGCTATTGGAACATATTGCTGTGAAGTATCTGCCATCTTAGCCTTTACTTCTTCCACCTTAGCCTTTACTTCAGCCATCTTTACAACCTTGCCCATTTCTTCGCGGCTTGGTCTCTTTCCCTTTGTCGCATAGCCAGCCGTAGCCAAAGCACGACCAATCGCAGACGTTTCACAATTTTCGAGAGCTGAAGTAGCGTTAACTCCACGCCCCTGTACCGTTTCTTCCGCGAGCCCAGTACTCCAAGCCTGTTGATCAGCTTCAGTTCGATATATGTAAGCCTGTACGATAAAACGTGAAGCACTTGCTTCAATAAGTTTTGTTTCAATCCGACCATCTGGGTGATCCTTCCAATACTTGATAAGGCGTTCTTCAACCGTCTCGTAATCATCTAAGTTAAACATATAAATCATTCTCCTCAGTATGTAATTGACCTGCTATAGCAACGTACGCAGTGAGGTCGATGTAAGTGTCTGACTTTGCAGTCTCCATGCTTCTTGCGATTTTGACCAATGCCATACACATCGCCACTTGATAATCTGTAACTGGCATTTCGAGGTATGCGCTCCATAGTGAGGCTGTGCGCTGCATATTGTCGCTAGGGTGACCGTAATCAAATCCTCGGTCTTGAATAGTAGCTCTCGCTTCGTTGAGGTAGTCTCTAGCATTCATCGACCCACCTGCTGTAACTGACGCTGTGACTTGCGTAGGGCAATACGCCCTGCAATCTTGCCGTGTTCGTGTCCCTTGGAATAGCCAAGGAGATAGCCTGTAAATATGCCGACCAATCCCATCAGGATAAGTGCATGATCTGTGTTCATTGTGAGCCCTTCTGTACGCCGTATTTCGTGTACGGCAGAAGTATCACATCAGGTGTAGCTGACAGAAGCCAAACTTGTATAACGAAACGATAACGATTTCGTCCACAGTCTCGTCACCAAAGTCTGGCCTAGCGAATCCTTCCATATACCTTGCCTTGGACTATGAACGTGCCGTTCTTCTCGATGTGAATAATGTCCACTTGCACGTTGCTGCCCTTGACATACATGATGGCAAAGGCTTGCTGCCAATTAGCCGTTCCCTTGACGTATCCAGCCTGTCTAAAGTCCATGAGATTACCTACCTCAACACCATGTAGAACACGCCCTATACGGCCTCCAGAGGCTTCTGTGAAGGCGCTACGGCCTGCTCTGTGAGTATGTCCTGAAATGACGTTCTTGCCATGCCTACGGGCTGCTTCAAGGGCTGAGAGACCGCCTAGTTGCTTGATAGGGGTATGGTCGCCATGGACTGCAATCCAGTTAGGAGCAATAGCCATGGGTGTCTTGTGGAAGGTAATGCCTAGCTCGTCAAACTTCATAAACTTCTCAAAGCGCAGTTCTGGCAAGGATAAGAAACTAGGGATTTTCTTCATGATTATGTTATAAAGACGGTCTGTGTGGTTAGATCGTATGCAGTCTGTAACGCCTAGTTCCCAGAGAAGCTGCACACACTGGTCTCTGTCATCGCCAAGGGTCTGCTCGTACGCTTGAGGCGTGCCTTCCGACCACTTGCTTATAGTCTGGAAGTCAATCTCGTCACCTATGGTAACTGTCTGGTCTGGCTTAAAGGTCTTGAGGAATCTGGTGATATTGCCCGTAACATGTAAATCGGCGAAAGGCACTTGCAAGTCGCTGAGGATTACGATTTTCTTCATCAGTCCTCGTCATCGTCCTCGTAGGGATTACCCGATATTTTCTCGATGGGCTTTGCTGGCAGAATCCAGTCAGGATAAGACTCACGATCTAAGAGAAGCCAGAAAGCCATATCAGTAGAGAAGCCAGCCTTGCGCAAACTGGTGTAATAAACGTGCAGAGCAATGCAGTATTGGTCTAGAGCTGAGTAAGCATCTAGGTCAATGACCTTCTTAGTTCTTGCCATGTCAATAATTATCGGTCAAGAAGTATGTTGTAAATCTCATCGACACGCGAGTTAAGTCGCTTAATTTCCGAGAGTAAATGAGTAATGACATACCCAGATAGTCCACCGATTATGCCAAGGGTGGCAATGTAAAGTGTAAAGAAATCCTGCTGTGTCATTTCTTCCCGAGGCCCATTTGTGTATCAGAAGGTGAAAGGTAGCGAAGGATAGGAGGCAAGACTGAGGCAAGGCCTGCTGTGAGCAGAGCCTTAGGATCTGTCACTCCAGCTGCTGCTAGCGAGATAATTGCAACCAGGAAGGCGCGAGCCCATGATCCTGCTGCTGTCTTAATGTCATTCATTATTTGCCTCCCAGCATTGCTATGTTAAAGAACGAAAAGTCTGTATCGCCTGCCTTAGTGAACGAGATATGGCAATGATGATTGTGCTTATTAATCCCAGAGTAAGGACGCCAAGCCCAAGCTTTCTTTGACGATGCGATTCTGCCATCGAAGATAATGTAAGAGATTCTCTTATCGCCAGATTTACCGCAAAGTCGAATCTGGTCTGCAAGGTCAGGCATGAGGTCTGGCTTTGCCTTTCCAGATAAATCCCTGTCAATATCAATTGCCCTGACGATGCCTTCTGCATCAGGATTGTGGTCAGAAGGACGTGCCGAATGACGTGTGTCGCCAATCCAACCGTCTGAGGTGCGATCTCTATCTGGGTAACTATCATCGACTTGGAGTCTAAGCTGTTGTCCTGCTTTGCATAGCTTCGGTTGCACAGCTTTCACACTCCCATCGTTTCTTGTCGTTTAATAGCAATGAGTCATGACCACACTCGGGCATTGGAGCAATAAACGCATCATCGATTGAATCATAGGTATATTCAATTCCAGCATAGTTGTAGCGAAACTTGCCATTATAAGAAGTTTGTTTCCAATTTCTATGACCAAATAATGTTTCTAAAAAATCCAGCCCAGATTCTTCTTCACGATTTGTTTCGAGAGATTTATTGGCTATAACAATCACCCTAATAACCTTATTAGTATTGTCTAATTCAGCAAAGTGAGCCATTAGAAAGTTACCGACCCTGTTCCCGTAAACTTGTAATATTTGTATCCGCCCGAGTTATACAAAGTTGGAGAACCAGTAGTAGATACTGCATCGGTATATGTGTCAGGGTAACGAATAATTACAATCCCTGAGCCGCCTGCAGTTCCACTTGATGTTCCACCCCAGCCTGAAGCTGCTCCGCCACCGCCGCCTGTATTTACAGTTCCTGCTGCTTGAGCACCATCTGCTCCTGAACCGCGACCTCCGCCGCCTGAACCGCCTACACCACCATTATAAGAGTAATTTCCTTGTGCGCCAGAAGCTCCGCCACCTGCAAAATAATATGTTCCGCTTACATTCTGACCTGAAGAAGTTGCAGAACCCCATGTTGAAGCTGTTGATGATCCTGCACCGCCATTATTACCTGCATGGTCGCCACTTGCGTATGAGCCAACCGAGGTCGCACCTCCGCCGCCTCCGCCGCCTTTGACTGAGTTTGCACCCGCATATCCTTCAACTGGTGAATAAGAACCTACGTTACCTGCTCCGCCAGTTCCCGAACTTCCAGAACCTCCGCCGCCCGAACCGCCAGCCACAGGCTGAGAAGTATTTGATCCGCCGCCCGAACCGCCGCTTGCAGTTATTGTTACAAAGCCAGAACCTGAAAATGATGAAGAAATTCCTGCACCACCGCGAGTTGATGGAGCTGCTGCTGTACCACCACTACCTACAGTTGCTGTATATGAAATCCCAGATGAAATTGTGTTAGCAGTAAGCAGTCTATAACCACCTGCACCTCCGCCGCCTCCTTCATCTGCGCCACCTGCTCCTCCGCCGGCAACAACTAAAATGTCAATCGATGTTGGAGGTACTAAAGGTGCAACATATTTTGGAGATAATAATCCTGCGGTAATCGCACCAATCATTATGCAATAGCCCCTGCGACATACCAAGTATCTGTAGCGGTCTTAATACATACCGCTGTTTTGTATTGTCCTAAAGTTGGAGATGCCGCTACTGTGCCAGCCGAAAGAACTGTTGTCGTGCCTGAAGTAGTTGCTGAAATGGTGCAAGTACCTGCGCCCTTATTAAGAATCGTAATCGCTGTACCTACTGGGAACGCTACTGAGGCGTTGGTAGGAATCTTGAACGCAATAGCTGTTGCCTTGTTCATAGGCACTAGGACTTGGTACTGATCCGCTAAGACTGCTGTGTAGTCTGCCGTTGCGTCACTATTGACGGTAAAGGTCACTAGACCATTCACGGTAGCGGCAGTAAGAATATCGCCTGTTGCTGATGGTAGTCCTGATGCCATTATATCTCCTAGTAACCCAATGTAGATGTGCCGATTATACCGTAATACGAGCTTCCAACGATGAAGCCATCGGC